CGTTGAGCAGAGACTGATCCTCAGAAGCGGTTGCATCAGAGATGCTTGCCGCGACCTCATCCAAGAAGGTGTTAGCCAGTCCTAAGAGGCTCCTCCATTCTGCTTTAAAAGAAGTTTTGCGACCGGGGGGCGCATCATTGAAAATGTCAACGCGCTCAGTCTCATTGAGTTGCAAGTGAACGAACTCATGGAAGCCACTAGCGTCCTGCGCGGCGATCAGTTGCTCCGCCTTGCTGAAGCTAGACTCAGCTACCACGTGCTTGAGGTCTCCCAAGTACAATCCGATACCACATCCTGTCATGGCAATCGCTTTTACGAGTGCCCGCATTTGGTTGTCCGAAATAAGCCGGGCGTCCGGGTTGCTGACTGCCTTGTTGCGATGATCCATGCACGGCAATTGCATCTCATAATTAATCCCGCACACGTTGACCCCGGCCTTTACCATCATGGTCCCGTCAGGGAATGTGATTGGCTCACCGAAGTAATAGGTGCTGTCGGGATACTCCTCCGCTAAAGCGTTCCATGCGTAGGCCCAACTGATATAGGACAACCCTCCTTTTTGCTCTATGCCTGCGCTAACGTCTTTGCGCGACAGTTTGATGTAACGATTAACTTTATCCATTTATCCCCCTTGCTCTTCGATCAAAAGTCTCTGTAAGTACCACTCTGCTTTGCGGAGGTCTTGCAGACCACCTTTGAACCTATGGCGATGAAGATATTTGTGGATATTCCCTAGCAAATAATCTTTAACGCCAGACCCTAGTTGCTGGGCGATGTAGTCGATAGCCTCGACCTCACCGACCCGATAGTGCTGTGGCTTGTTGACCGGGTCATGAGCCTCCTCCTTCTTAACGTCAGCAGGAAATGGCCGGTTATCGTAGAACCGACCCGCCATGTTATCCCAGTCTGTTGCGTTTGAATCGTTCACACTCATACGGCCACCTCGAACAAGTCGTTGTCCTGCTCGACCTCGTAGCCGTCAGCGAAGAAGGTGATCACCGTGAAGTAGCCACCCTCCGGCTCATCGTCATCTACCATCATCGCGTCACAGTAACCAGCGTCCAGCGCTGACTGCTTGTTGTTGAAATACAGCGTCGCGTTATATCTCACATTAAATCCTCCGCTCTGTTGATAACTTCGTGGCTCTCATCGAGTAGTACTTCCCACTTCTCGACGAAGGCTTGAATCTCTATCCCGTGATCCTCACAAAGCGAAACGATAGAACTGATCGGTATCTCTTCCACACGAGAAACGTCGTTCACTATCGCCCACATGTCGCGGCTCCGGTCTTCCATAACCCATTCTTTTTCCATGCTTAAACCTCCTTGGCACTTATGTATCCCAAGTCATCTTTAGGTAAATACAGCGACGCTTGAGGCACAAAAAAGGCTGGCCGGGGTATCTTACCTCGCCAGAATTCTTCCTGCTTCGCTTCGCGAGCGTACATCCCACCGTGTATTTTATAGGTGCCGTTGACCCCGGTAACGAGATAGAAGAATCTGTCGTCCGGGTCGGACTTGTGAACGATCAGACAACCGTCAAGGTGCTCTGTGCTACGCACGTCCACGTCATGAACGTCCACCCCTCCCCTCTTCCCCTTCCCGCTGAAATAACGATTAAGGTGTTTGGCGACGGCCTGCTCCTTGAGCACGCCTTCGATATGCAACTGCCAATCCTTTTCGTTGTTCTCTAAACCATGAGTCGGTTTAGATCCGTCGTCCCTTAGATTCTCGATCTGCCGCAGGGCACCTGCCTGTGCCCCGAGGAGCATCTCGGAGGTGGTCAGTTGTATTTCAACCCCCATACTTATCCTCCAGATAGGCATACGACACAGGCATGTAATCAAACTGACCAGTCCCGTCGCAATCGTGGAGCATCCACACTCCCGACCACGTGGTGTCCGTACCCGTTTGACTGGTTAAGTACTCTTCAGGATGGCTATAAAATATACCTGCCATCAAGCCAATCTTGCGCCTGCCGAGCACGTCGCTGGTCTCCGCTATGTCGCGAGTCTGAACGTGACCTTGCACGAACGACTGGTGTCGCTTCGTCAGCCCGGCCCGTGCGCTAGTGATCGACCGGCCCATCACGCCTGAAGTCACATAGTGTACGAACGCAATGCCCTCGATCTCGACAGCTTGCAGGAACGGGTAGACCTCCCAGCCTGAGCGCTCATAGTCGAGCATGTCCAAATCTATAACGCCCTCCCATGCAACGTCAGAAGCTATGAATCGTGTCAGCCTGTCCTCATGGTTCCCGAGCGTGATCACCTTGCGAGGATCCCATGACTTGCGTTTCCCCTTCTTCAGTCGCGCTATCTCTTTATCGATTGGCGCGTTGAGTCTGGCCCACGCGGCGTTAGCGGCATCGAAGTCAGCCATGATGCGCTTACCTTCCATTTGCTTGCCGCCCTTTTTGTCCCACGTGGATAGTGAGGGGAAGTCTGCGTGATCTCCGAGGTGGACGATAACGTCAGGTTTCATCTTCGTCGCATATTTTCCTGCCCACTCTAGGTGGTCAGTGTTAACGCCCGGCTTCACCTGCGTGTCCGGTATCACCATGATGCGCTTGCCTCTAGGCGATGAGCGTCGCTCTTTCTCTGTAGACTGGTGGGTGGATTTCATATTGTTCGAGTTCCTCTTCCGTGAGTGTGTCGATTTCTTTACTGATGGCGAGGTAGTGCTTGCCGATACTTGCGTGGTTGGCTCTGGCGTACTTGGCTCTGTCGGTGCAGGTTGATCGCGCCAGAAGCGCATTGAGTTCAGAGTCGCTTTCAGATCTGCCATAAATTCCTCCATGAATTTCGCGCCACAGCGCTATGTGATTTACCGGGTGGGATTCCATTTCCTTGTGTGCCCATGCAGATAGTATGAGTACGTTTTTAGGATCGAAGCGCACGCTCCAATTTCCTCTCCCGATAAAATGAGATAGCTGTAGACCTTGCGGTCTGTCGCTATAGTCCTTGCCGGTAAGCTGGCAAATGAAGCCAGCCTTTTTACGTAGCGCGTCACTCATGTGCTTGTCTGCCGTGAGACGCTTAATACCCCGGAAGGCCATCAGTGCACCAGCCTAAGATGTGGTGACTTGGTTGGTGAGAACTCTGGCTCAAATTCGATTGGGTGAATCCACACCAGTTTCATTCCGGTGGTCATCTCTTCCACGTAATCGAGCGCTTCGCTTTCCTCATAGCCTTCCTGCACGAGTCGTTTCATTACGACCTCGCTTGAGTAACAGGCTACAGGTGTGCCGTCCTCTGAATAGACACAGCCCAGTAGGGCTTCATCAAAGTCAGTTAACATTTCGATCTCTCCTATATCTTCATCCATGAAATTCTTCCTCCTCTGGATCAGGCTCACGGCTCTGCTCCCACTCTGGCGATCCCGGTTGATCCCAAGTGGTGTAGTCCATGCCGCGCTCCGCGATCCACTCCATGCCTTCCGGGCAGATCCTTTCCGTGGGTAGCTTCTCAATGCGCTTACCCTCCCGTAAGAATTGCTCGACTTCCTTGGCTATCTGATCTCTAAGGTTATCTTTCTTCATCGCCCTTTCCTAATGCGAGTGCGTTTTTGTAATGCGTTCGAGTTAGTTCCCGAAGGTGCTCGGGAACGTGAGTGGTCATAAATGCTTGCTGTCTGGGAGCATCGCCCTGCATCTCTAAGAGTGCTAGGGCGAAAACCCTTGGCGGGTGTTCAGCATCCCACCAAGACTTGTTACTCATAACTCGCAGGCGTCACCGACACAGGCCGCAGTCTGAGCGCCCAGTGTTGTGTCACCATTCTCGTAGCTTGGAAGTTTAGACCAGTCGATCTTAGGCATCGCTTGCTTCAGGATGTCGTAGTCGGCTTGGTCTATCTCTTCATACGGCGCTTGCTTATAACTGCCGCCATCGTAGGGTAGGAAACTCATGCCCACAATTGATGAGAAGTTCTCCCAGATAAATGAGCACGCGTCATACCATGAGTCATCAGTGTAGTACGCAGTGCATGACACTGTGTGAGTTGCCCAGTTGTCGCCGTAGCACTTCGCCAGCTTTAGCTGATCAAGCGTTCCAACGTCAGCAACAGTCAGCGCCTCTGGTGCGGACTCGACAACGAAGTCGAACACCACCGTGCTCCCCGGTTGCATGACGCACGGCTCATACGGGACACCTTGGTCAATCAGGAAACTGGTAAGTGGATCGTTTAGCGATTGTCTTATCCGGCGGATATAGTGCCGACTGAACGCGGGGTGAATTCCCGAAGGTACTGACCCGGCCAATTGTGAAACCGTGCCGCTGGGCTTACATGTGGTCACACTAGCTGAAGGGTTGATCCCGATCTTCGCGGCCCACTCCTCGTTAGTCTCCTCGACTACGCTTCGCAGTTCGCGCAACCACTTGCCTAGCTTCTCCTCTCCCTCCGTACCAGACATCACTGGGTGCGAGCACACAGAAGTCATCGAGACTCCGAGGAGCGCTTCTTCATCACAGTTGTTTTTCCACACCTTGCGAAGGTAGCGAAAATCGGTTTGCGATGCTTGGATCGTTCCCAAGATTGCACACAGCCGGGCCTTTCGTTTTAGGGTAGCTAGTGTATCTGTTGCCGTCACTTTTAGTTCTGACAGGTTGCACATTTGATGTGGCCTAAGCAAAATTTCAGCGCACGGGTTAACTCCGAAATCGTGATCAGGATCACGCTTGCCGTATGCCGCAACTTTTTTCTGAGCGCCACCACGATTCATCAGTCCACGCTCGCCGCTGTAACTATCGTAGAGCGCTTTCAGTTCCTGTTGTAGCACGTGAAACTCTGGCCGACCGTCATACACTGCCGAGTTGTTAGCGAGAGCGCGATACCCATGATGGTCATACCATGCACCTGACTTTGCTACGCGCATTCGATCATCCGAGACATTAGAAAGCGATATCATTGCTGAACGGCGCGTGCCACCAACTACCACGGCGGCCCCGACTGAGCACAATAGGTCGTGTACCTGAATGCTGGATAAGCGAGATCCGGCACTGGCCTTAAAGGTCTGAACGAAGAACTCAAACAGATCGACTAATGGTTGCGGGCCGCTGGCCCTCCCGCCGAAAGTTTTGAGACGGGCACCGTTTGGTCTAACCTTGCTGACGTTCCACGTTGGGATGTGACCAGAGTAGAGCAGTGTTACCAGTTGTCGCAATGCGCTCGCCCATCCTACCTTACTGTCAGCGACCATGATGACCGTGTCGCATGGGACCATGTCCTCTGGCACCTCGGGTAACTGGTTGACGTATTGTCGCTCTACAGAATAGCCGACCCCACATCCGTTCAAAAGCAAGAAGAAGCATTCATCCCAGATTCTTGCGCTCGCGTCTGGAATTGTATAACAGCAATTGAAACCTGCGGCGTTGTCACGCTTCAGTGCCGCGCCCGCCGACCACAGTGCTCTCATGCTCGGGAACACGTCCATGTTCAGCAGTGCGTTCCGTATTCCTTCATCCTCAATCTGTTTCTCAGTTAGCTTTCCCTCATCCTTGAAGTGCGTCAGGTAACGCTCAATTGTTTCAGGCCATAACTCGCGCCTGCCTCCGTCCGTATCATCCAAGTACCGTGCGTACCGGCTTTGATGAATCAG